TGAAAAAGTACATCTCTCAAATCCAAAATATTATTTTCCTGGGTTGCGGATCGAGTTATTATGCAGGATGTGTCGGGTATCATTATATCAAAAGCATTTCCTCTTTGCAAGACCTAAATGTCTTTTGTTTTGACGGGGGTGATTTTGAACCTAGAGACATACCCCATGGCATTTGTCTCTTTGTATTCATATCTCAGTCGGGTGAAACGATGGATTTGATGAAACATATGGATTATATTCAATCCAACCATCATACCATGGGGATCGTCAACGTGATTGATTCAGCGATTGCCAAAGAAGTGGATCAAGGTATTTACATGAACGTGGGAAAAGAAGTCGCCGTCGCTTCCACCAAGTCCTTCAACAGTAGTGTTCTCTTGTTAAAATTGTTCTCCTTATGGTTATATCAAGAGCGACTCAAGGATAAACCCAATACCGGAACAAGAATTACGGGATACGAGCTGTTGAAAATGACGAATCATGTAAAGGATGAAACGATCCTGGTGAATCAAATGATCTATCAAGTGAAAAAAATAAACCATGAAATCAATTTGATGTTTGAGCAACGAAATCTGGATACATTGGTATTTGAACACATATTTATCTTGGGAAAGGGGAGCATGGAGTGTATTGCGAAGGAGTGTGCCTTAAAACTGAAGGAAATCTGCTATATTCACGGTGAAGGATTATCGGCGGCGGCGCTTAAACACGGGCCACTGGCCATGGTGCATCGCCATTTCCCAGTCATCTTGCTCATCAACCATGAAAACACGGACAAAATGATGAATGCGTATCACGAGCTAATCAGTCGTGATGCGTATGTGTTTGTCATTACGAGCGAAGCGGATCTATGTCCAGTGCTACAAAAAATAAATATAGACAACGGCAATCGTGGAGACATAATCTTGATTCCCCGAAACAAGGGGTGCAGTGAGATCTTGTTCATGATCACTCTACAGCAGTTGTGTTATCACCTGGCTTTGCGTAAGAAGATTGATCCCGACAAACCAAAGAACTTGGCCAAGGTAGTTACGGTGGAGTGAAGGAGCACAATGTTTCGCGCAAAAATCCACAAGGGCTAAAATATGTTTCCCATAACTTACGATTTTGTTGTTGTATATCCAACAAGGAATCTTGATTTGATTCAATATACGTGCGAATCATCTCTACCCACTTGTCTTCATTTCCTCTCACCTCGTTTTCATCTATGAATAACCCGACATTGAGGTGTTTCCACTGATCCCAAAATGGTAAAATGCAATCCGTGTTTACAAAAATAGGAATTCGTCCCATCATAAAGGTTTCATACAACCGATAAGAAAAGTTTCCAGCACCTCGATAACAAAAAGTGAATACATTATTTTCCATATTTTGAAAATACTCTTGTCTCGCGACTTGCTTATCGATGCCTGGTGCCCAAAATCCTCGTCGTAACACAAAATCACATTTCAATTGCGACTTTAATAACGTTTGTAGATAGTGTTTCCGTCCATGCATAATGTGCCCACAATATCCAATACTATCAAGGTTCTCTTTCTGAAAGATTCCGCGAAAGTAATCCGGTGAGAAAGCAATCAGCGGATATTCATTCGGTAATTTAGTTTTACCGTAAAAACTGGTTCGATAGAGACAAACATGTGGAGGCAGATCAAATACTTTGTCACTGTCGTCATTGAAAAAGCACCACAACGGTTTCTTATGACGCATAGATAATGTATTGTATTTCTGAAATACTGGATCTTTGACTCCTTTGAACTTATAGGGCAATACAATCACATCACAATCTTCCACGGTGTCAACATAGGTAATATTTTCCTCGCAAAACGATTGGAGACCTTCGTATCGAGACACTCCCTGAAAATTATAACAATGGGAAGGTTCTTGAATGGGGGTTTGTAATAATCCGTATAATAGGATCAGTTCACTTGAAAAAGCGAAATCTTGTACATCTATAAATAATTTCATTTGCATCATATGAAATACTATATTTAAATGATATCTCATCTACATTATATATTATTCTTTATGAACATATAAACAATTGTGTATATTTTCTTCATAATGGAAACAAATAGACTACAAGAAATAGCAAAACAGAAACCCAGTAGTTTTTGTACCATGTGTACTTCTATATGTGCATTTGAATTGGTTGGATTATTATTATCGTTATCCATTTATCATCCAAATGAAATCATTTATATACTATGCGATTCAAAAACAAAAAACATAATTCAAACAATGACTCCACAACCTAGGCTCGTCATTAAATGGGCTGTAGAATTAGATACGTATGACGGAATGAATCGCCAAATCATGGAGAAAATGGGTATTTGGAGTTCATTCCAGATGTCAAAGGCACGCGTCATGAATATTGCATTACAAGAAAGCAAAGATACTTTATTTTTAGATAGTGATATAGTCATTACAAACACCATAGATGATATAGATATGAATAAGGAGATTGGGGTATCCCCGCAATATATCAAGAAAGAGTATCTGAATAAAACCGGTATCTATAACGGTGGTATGTTGTGGACGAAACACAAAGAATTACCAGACAGCTGGATCCAATACACAAAAACGTCACGCTATTTTGACCAAGCGTCCATTGAAGATTTAGTCAAAACATATGATTCTTTTACTTTTGGAGAAAATTATAATTTACAATGCTGGCGAATGTTATTGTCGGATGAATCCCCAGAACAAATAGCAAAACATATCACTTCTTCTCCAAAAGAAGGGTTATTATATAAGAATAAACCACTCAAGTTCATACATACTCATTTTTTAGATAAACGTTTTCATGTATTCAATTCGGTGATACTCCATCACCTTAAAAACGCAAGAAACTTTAAAATCCTATCTATTGTTTATCGTATTATTCATAACAAATGGATAATATATATACCAAAACAACCCATACATGGGTTAGGGCATCATAAAAATGATAGTTTTAGAGAGCTTCCTTATATATTTCAACAGCATCACACAGATGTGGAAGTTCGAGAAAAAGAAAATACTATACATTGTTGGATAGAACCAAATATTTTGTGTTATGACCGCCCAACGATACAGTGGGTAAATAAAGAGGTTTCAACCTGTTCTCTGTTTTTGTTAGGTAATGGAGATATAGAAATAGAAGGAAAGAAATTGAAATCCTTCATTCCATCATTGAATATCAAACCATGGATTTTTTGGCCACGAAATCCAAAACTACTGGAAGAACTTTTAGATACAAAAGGTATTTTGTCTTATCAATCACGATCTATAGAGAGTATATTTATAGGAAACTTTGAAAACAACGTACAAGAAAAATATAGAAAAACGGATGTTTCATGGGAAAACGTTTTACAAGAATATCATTGTACAAAAGGAAGCAAACACAAGTTTACTCCAAGTGAATATTTGATGAAATTGCGAGATTCGAAGTTTGGTCTTTGTTTACGTGGGTATGGTTCAAAATGTCATCGTGAAGTTGAACTCATGGCGTTTGGAACCGTACCGCTCATCACACCTGAAGTAAGTGTAAAATCATATATGGAACCACTCATTGAAAATAAGCATTATATTTATGTGGAAAATCCGGAAGAATTGAAAACGAAATTAGGACAAGTCCGAGAAGAAGACTGGAATGTAATGTCACAAGCTTGTTATGAATGGTATCAGAGAAATGTACATAGCACACAATGCTGGAATAATATGATTGAACATATATTGTATTAAAGATATTTCATTTAATTCATTAAGAATGGATAGTGAAATACCAATTGTCATCATTCACATTGGAAATAAGGAGTACGTAAAAGTGAATTTGGAAATAACTGGGAAAACAAATAAGATATATTTAATTGGTGATAATTCTATGAAACACTTGGGTTCGTTACCAAATGTATCCTTTGTTCAAATCAATCCATATAGAAATCACCCTTCGATTGTGGAATTGAAAAATACTTTTATGAACTATTCATCAAACAGCAAAAATCTTGAATGCTTCTGTTTTGAACGTGTATTTATCCTAAAACAATTCATGGAAGAATTGAAACTATCCCGCGTTTTTCACATAGACAGTGATAATATTTTGTTTTCGTCGATCAATAAGTACCCTTTTCAAAAAGAGGTAGCCTATTGTTTAAACGCCAACTTCCATACCTATCGCATGAGCAATAGTATCCATTGTGGTTTATTAAATATTGATTTTTGTAATAAGTTTATCAATTTATACAATGATATTTATGTATCAAAAAAGAAGTTTCATCTCATCAAAGATAAGGTAGATTTTCACACGAATCCAACTACCGGAAACTTCATGAATGGTGGTATTTGCGACATGACTCTTTATTATATACTTGCAAATGAAAAAATCGTAGATGTTCAAAACTTACTACAGCCCATAAACGAAAGCGTGTTTATCAATAATATCAACACTGCTGAAGGTTTTGAATCCAAACAACAATATCGTTTAAAGAATAACATGATTGATTATTTTAAGTCAAACGGTGTATACAAGCTACATGATGAGATAAACAAGAAAGACTACACCTTGATGAACTTACATTTTCAAGGTGGTGCGAAACGGTTCATGACGAATGAGTTGGTTCAGTTTTTCAATCAAGATAAATTGATCAAAATAGGTACAGATTATGGTGGATGGTGGATTCCAGAATCATTACATTTGGACGAAACAAGTGTAGTTTACTCAGGAGGGGTTGGACAAGATATGTCGTTTGATGTTTTACTACAACACAAATACAATTGTCAAATTGTTCTCATTGACCCGACGAAAAAAGCAATTCAACATTTTAATGACATACAATCATATTATAAAAACAATAAAAACCCATATGTCATTACAGGAAACATTCAAAAGGACTACATCGATGTAATTCAACCCTTGGACCCCAATTTCAACAAAATGACCTATGTCAATATTGGACTATGGAAAGAATGTACAACGCTGAAATTTTTCAAACAAACCAATGAAAATCATGTTTCACAAACCTTGGTAGAAACCATGTTTGGCGATGATTATGACATTGTAAATGTAAATACGATAAAAAATATAATGCAAGAAAACAATCATACGAAAATAGATATGCTCAAATTAGATATCGAAGGAGCAGAAATAGAAGTATTAGATCGAATGTTTGATGATAATATATATCCGTCTTATGTGCTTATAGAGTTCGATTTATATCTAAAAAATAAAGATCCAACGAATAAAACGAAAGCATTAATTGAACGGATGTTATTTAAAGAACAGTATAAAATATTGAAAAATGATCAGATGAATATAACATTTCAACGATTCAAGCAAACGTAAATACATTTTCAAGATACAATTTGTTCATAATATTCTATAAGTTCTTTTGTAATGTTCTGGTTTTGTTTCTTTTTGAGAATCACCATTCTATTGTCTTGTGTTTTATCTATGATATCAAAATAATTTAACACTACAAGATATTCTGGTCTATTTAAAAAATCATCAAAAGCAATGAGACAATTGTCGTTTATAATATCATAACATTTCAAACAACAAGCAACACGGAATCTTCCATCAATGAAAACTAAATCAATACTATCTTGTTCTGTTTTACTCAAATTTATGATATGTTCACTGTAATTTTTTTTCTGAAGATTTGTAGCACTTTTTCCAGGATGACCCCAAGTGTTGGGTAATGTGCCCATTTCATTATATATATAATTGATATTAGGATTTGAAATTGTTTGTTTTAGTTTATTTTGCCATTGTATATCACTTTCAACTGAATAAATCATTTTTATATTATTTATAATACTAGCTTGATATGTGCTACCACCGGAACCATATTCAAAATACACACTTATATTTTTCAAATATCTGTAGAACATTTCTGTGTCATTTATTTCTAAATGAGGTTTCATTATATAATTTATTGTTTAAAAAACTATATAATGAACGTATTGTATTTATATCACAAGTTTAAATAACTCTGGTTTAGTATTGATTTTATGAATTAACTCAATATCATCTTTGAAATATTCATGTATGAAATCATTCACAATCTTATTTTCAATATCATATTCACAATTCGTATTTTTTGAAACATTCACAACAGGAACGGGTATATTTTTATTTTTAATACCAAGTCTATTTATTAACTTTTGTATTTTTTTATTCAAATTCTCTTCATAACGAATGATAATTATATTTTTGTATTTACACGATGGATGTATCCATCTTACAGTCGGATCAAAATGCTGTTTCCAAGTGAAACCCTGATAAAGTTGTTTGTCTTTTGATTTTAACATATTAATGAAGTCGAACACGGATGTATTCGTATATTTAGAACACCATTCGTCATTTCGTTTATATTTTGTATCAATCGCACCATTTTTCCAATATTTATACATAGAATAAAATCTTGTTTTGACATCTCTTACAATTATAATGGGATTATTGTTATTTTTACAAGTATCACCGTGTCCTTGTCCACAAATATTGTTACTATAATACTGTTTGAAGTATCTTTCTACGGCAGTTCCTCCTGATTTTGTAGGATGAATAAATCTATATTTTGTCATATTCTTATGTTTCGGTTTTATACTTAAATAATACACAGAAATAATAATTAATGATATGACTAACAACAAAAAAAATATCATTCTTATATTTATCTTGTATAATTGATTTCAAAATTATACATAATATTTGGTAGATAATATATTCACGGATAAAAATCTTCATTTTGGCGGTAAGAAATTTGCGGGCTTCCCAATAACGAAAAGTGTCTGTTGTGACGATACCCAAAATCGGTCTTCAAACGGACCGCTATATTGGCAAGGGGGCATAAGATAAATACAATCATGGCATGAATGTTTGCATCCATCCAAAAATACATCAAGCACCCATTTTCTTTTTGTAGAGACAAAATATAGTCCTGAATGAGGGGGTGTTTCCACATATCTAGATGGGTTGCGTGAAAATTGTTGTACGGTGCGATTCCTG